TTCCTCTTGATTATGAGTGGAGTAATGAAAAGATGAGTGGTATATACGAAGGCGCTGGATTATGGGCAAAGCCAAATTTTGATGATTTATGTGATAAAATGTTATATGTTGTAAACAACTATGAAGAAGTGTCTAATAAGACATTTGCTTCTGCCCAGTATATTCATGAGAATATGACTTGGGAAAAAGTTTCAAAGGACTATGTAGATAGATTATGGCAGATATTGAAGTATTCAAAGGAGAAACTCTCCTAGACGAGTTAAAGAAAGTTGAAGAAGTTGGTTTGCTCTATGTAAAGGGCTATACTTATTCTGAAATAGCAACTCTTCTTTCATTGCCTATTGATAAAACAAAAAATCATGTAAAAGAGTACAAGAAGATTCTTAATCGCCAGGCTGAGGATGATCCATATTTTCTTGAGAAGCTGCAATTTAATACAATTAAAGCGCTGCAAGAGTTTGATCAATTAAGCAAAGAAGCTTGGGAAACAGTTAATATTGCAACCGATCATGGAATGATTCCTGCAAGAATTCAAGCAATTAAACTTGCGGGTGAATTAGCTACTAAAAAAGCACAACTGCATAAACTATTAACTGGCAATACGACTGACAACCAGTACATTGCAAGAATGCAGAAGGCAGAGAATGTGAATCAAATTCTATCCAAAGTGCTGCGTGATGTCATTGGTCTACATCCAGAAATTGCAAATGAGGTTCGTAAAGAATTAGAAATCGCATTTGAAATTATGAATGCGGATGCATAGTGATGACCGATACCCCTACCATAAAGGTTTATACAATGAGACCCCTTTTGACCCCTCATAAAGGTTTTAAAAACTCAGATCAACCAATATCTCAAGGTGGTGATCAATCATGAGCGAATTCATGGGGATGAATCTTGAGCTAAAAGACTTTGATCGTCTTTTGCGCCAAGATGATCTTATAGAAACTCCTGTTGATATTCAAACATTTGTACAAGATAAAGAATATTTAGGTTTACCTCCGCTTTCTGATATTCAATTGGAAATCGTAAGACATTCTACACAAATTTTTAAAGAGCGTACATTGATTGCGATTTATGGAGAAGAAGAAGGAAAGAGATGGTATAAAGAATATACAGATAATGAAGTTATTTGTATGCTCGGTAAAGGTTCTGGAAAAGACCATTGTGCAAGAATATCTATGGCGTATACAGTATATCTAATTCATTGCCTTAGGGATCCATTAATTTATTACGGTAAGGCTCATGGTGTTTATATAGACTTGCTTAACCTTGCTGTTAACGCTCAACAAGCACAAAGAGTATTCTTTGAACCATTTAAAAACTTATTGTTAAGATCTCCTTATTTTAACAGAGTTGGATTTGAACCAAGAGTATCAGAAATATTTTTCTTTTCACGCCCTGTTAGATGTTTTTCTGGTCACTCTGAATCTGAAGGTTGGGAAGGTTATGAAGTAATGACAATCATTTTGGATGAAATTGCAGCTTTTAAAACTGATGCGGAATTGCGTGGAGAAACGAGATCAAAAGGATCTGCGTCTGCAATTTATAATATGTCTAAGCTTTCTATCATGTCTCGTTTCCCAGAAATAGGTAAAGTAATTCTTTTGTCTTTCCCTCGTTATAAAGGTGACTTTATTCAACAGAGATATATTAATTCTAGAGAAAAGAAAGAACCAAAAACTTGGTCAATTAAAGCTGCAACATGGGAAGTTAATCCTACGATTAAGCGTGAGCAATTAGAATCGGAATATGTTAGAAATCCTGTTGAAGCTAGAAGTCGTTTTGAATGTGAACCTCCAAACATGGAAGATGCTTACTTTAGAGATCCAGATCTGGTAAGGAAAGCGTTTATGTATGGTGAAGACCCAATTGATGAGAATGGTAATTTTAAAAATTGGTTTAATAATACTGATGGTCAAGTTAGATTTATTCATATTGACTTGGCATTAAAGCGAGATAGAGCTGCGCTTAGTATGGTGCATTGTACTGGATTAAAAGAGGTTAAAACATTAAATGGTGTTGAACAATTGCCAGTAGTTAATGTTGATCTTGTTTATTCATGGGAAGCTTCTGTTAACAAAGAAATTAACTTTGCTTCAATTAGACAAATGATTATTGATTTGTGTAGGAAATTTGATGTAGCAAAAGTTACATTTGACCGCTGGCAATCAATTGAAATGATTCAAAGCTTGAGATCTCAAGGTATCAATGCTGATTTCCATTCCGTAAAGAAAACGGATTATGATACCTTAATGACTGCCATTTACGATACGAGATTGCGTGGTTATTGGAATGAGCTATTAGTTGAGGAAGAACTATTAAAGCTTAAATTATTTGGAAATAATAAAATTGATCACCCAAACTCTGGATCAAAAGACTTAGCTGATGCTGTTACTGGTGCAACATTTGTTTGTATTGAAAATATGGCAATTGATGCGGAAGTGGAAATAGAAATCCTCGCTCCAGATAAATATTATGAAGACAATGAGGATATGCCTGAATTTGGGACTGTAAGAGTGTATAATGATAATCTTGGGCAATTCGTTCCAGGATATGGTGAAACAAAGGTGGATGCAGAACAATGGTTGGAAAATCTCTAGAAAATCTAAAGGTTACTCATGAAGAAGTTATTAACACTATGGCAATGCAAATGGCTGCCATAAACATGGAGCTTACTGTCGTAAAACTTGAAAATCAAAAGTTAAAAGAATTTTTGAGTGATTATCTTAACTCCTCACCTGTTAATGACAAAGATTTAAATAAGAAATAAAAAAAATTATATATTTCTACCCTGAGAACAGGTTTTTGTATCATGTAGCTGATATCGTTACAAACGAAACAAGGGCGGGTAAATCGCCAGTCCTTACACTACAAATCATAAATAGGAGAAATAATATGTCAACATTCATGGTAAACAAAGTAGATAAGCTTCCTGAAATTTCACGAGCAGGTCGTAAGTCTGAAGAATTGAATATGATTATTGATGCGCTTAAGCAGTCGGTAAACAACAATGCAGTATTTAATATTGTTGGTATTAAGCCTGGCAATGCTTACAATTCAATGCAACAGAGAATTCGTGCTCAGGCTAAGAAGTTGGGTTACAAAATTGTTATCCGCTTTGATTCGGTTAATGAAACACTATTCTTTCAAGCAACTGGTGTGACAACTGAAAAGATCACTGGTATTAGTGCAGATAAACTTTCTGCAAATACAAGTGAAGTTACTGGCGTGAAGTCAAAGACAAAAGTATCTAAATAAACATTTAAAAAAATGTTGCATAAAGTCCCCCGCATAAACTGCGGGGGACTTTTTTTTATGTCATAATTGATGCATGACATTAGAAATTGAACAACAGAATATTGAAGTTGATAGAGAAGATATTGATTCGTGGTGTCCAATGTTTGGGCTTCCATGTTATGATAGGTCATTGACTGAACCTTTCTTTATGTCTTTCATGAAGACCGTAATGTACCTAAAAGAAATCAATTGCAAATTTGCAGTGAGTACGATTACTGATTCGCTTATCAATAGAGCTAGAAATAACCTTGTTGCTAAGTTTATGGCTAATCCACAGTTTACTCATTTGATTTTTCTTGATGTTGATCTTGCGTTTAGACCTGAAGATATCGTAAAGCTTCTTTGGCATGATAAAGAAATCATTACTGGATCTTATCCGATTAAGGATATCAACTGGGATAAAGTTGTAGAACATGTTGACAAAGGTGTTCCTGCAAAAGAATTGGCAAAGAAATCAACAAGGTTTGTGGTAAATCCTGTTCGTGCTGGAAATAATACAATTGAAACAGATAATGGTGCAATTTCTGTTCATGATGCTGGTACTGGCTTTATGTGCATTAAGAGATCGGTTATTGAAAAGCTTATTGAGGCATACCCTGAATTAAAGTTTAATGATGATACAGGTTCAATGAATGATGAAGAAAAGAACTGGACATATGCTTTCTTTAATTCTTATGTAGATGATGATGGTAGATTTGTATCTGAAGATTATGGATTCTGTAGGTATTGGCAAAAGCTTGAAGGTAAAGTTTGGGTTGATCCAGCAATTGAGATTCAGCATTTAGGTAGATTTAACTATGAAGGAAATATGATGGATTACCTAATCTCTATTTCCCAAAAACCAGTTGAAATTCAGGAATAACATAAAGACCATAACTGGTTAAAAAACATATACTAAAAATTGATAAAATATTGGCTAAAAGATGCTTGGTGATTCATTAGGTAATCTTTTAGTCAATTTTTTATTTCACGATAGACGCTTAGTAATATTACACTTGTAACATTACACCTGTAATATTACAGCCTCACCCTGCGATCTAAAATTTTAGATAAAAAATTAGATCATTCGTGACAGCTTTTCTCACCTATTCTCTGACCAATAAAAAAATCTCATTTATCTTTTCTCTCAGGTTTTTTCTTGCTAATTTAGCCGATAGCATTATTACTCAATGCGTGAACTATATGTCAAGACAAATAATATTTATATTCATATTACTAAAGTTGATGATATCTCTGCGCATTTGTACAAGATAAAAAATCAGATAAAGAATAGGATTTTATTATGAGTAATTCTACTTTTGGTTCATTGGTTGGACATATTGTTCAAGATAAAAATAAATGTTACGGTAAGGTAACGGAAATTCGTGAAGTTGTGATAGATAATAATAATGTATTTATTGCGTTATTAGATACAGGTAAGGCTATCAAATTGTCTATTCTTGCAAAAATGTTTGCGCAAAGTAGTTTGTATTTGCGTAGGCGTGGTGATGAGTTTATTGTTTACGCTTATAGTAAAGATGCTCATGTATCTAAAGCTAAATTTGGTCCTCAGCGCAAGCGTATTGTTTCGCCTTGTGTTACGGGTAATATAAACAATACAGCAACTATTGGTGATGAGACAATAAATATCACTTCGCATATTAGTTCTGGTAATCCAGTTTATTATAATAAACAAACAATGGGAGAAAGCAAATGACAATGGAAGAAATTTACGATAATACAATTACTAGCCTAAATGAATTGTATCGTCAAAAATATAAGGGCTTGATAACTTATATTGAATTTGCTAATCAACAGCAAATAGTATTACTTGAGTTTAGTAAAAATATCAAAGATAAATTTGCTGAAAGACTTATTGAAAGCATTGAAGAAAGCAAACTGCTCAAAATAGAAAGTGAGTTACAATAATGGAATTTGAAATTGTAGATGCTTCAGTAATTGAATTGCCTAAGACATTGACTAACTTTGAGATTTCAGGTGAACTTGAGTTTGAAGTTATTGATGCAGATGAAGTTATTGTTACTGAACGCAAAAAGAAAATAGAAGCGTTTTTCCCTTATGGTTCATATTCAAAAGAAAGAACATATAGGACTTACTGGGAAGATAATGATCAAGATTTCCTTATGTCATTAGTTAGCGTCAAGGTTCAACGAATGAATAGGAAAAAGCAAGAAGTTATTCTTGACGATATTCGTGAGTTTAGACTTTTGAAGAAAGTTGCTCGTGAACAATTGGTTGAGAGTTTTACTAATGTTGGTTATAACTTTAGTGTTTACGGAGAGGAATAAATGGAATATAAAGCTCAACTATTAGATGAGCTTGAGAAATTATCAAGCCTTTTAGATATACCTTTTGCTCGCAGAAGGGATTATCGTTGGATTATGCGTAATGTTGCAGTAAACAATACGGATGATAAAAAGATAAAAAAAGTAATTAGCATTTGTCAACTACTAATGAAAGATGAAGTCTAATATGCCTTATAAAGATACAGATGGTATTTATAAATACTATTGTGCAAAAGGAACGAGTGCAATTTATTTTTTGCATAATGCTGAAGATGAAGATCATAGGAAAGCATATGAAATTGCAACCGATGAATTTTTTAAACTTGAGAATCGGATTAGTGATTATGAAAAACTAATCAAGCAATATCGTAACGACATAAATGATCTTCATAAGATTATTCAAAATCTAAACAAAGAAATCCGAGAAAAGAAAGAGAAAGAAAATGCAAAATGAATCGTTTAAGTTAATTGCTACAAAAGCAGATGGGGTTATTGCTATTGATAGTATGAACCTTGTAGAAGTAGCAATTGAAATGAATGAGAGAACTAATACTCTTATTGAAATTCTTGAGGCACATCAAGAGTTTATTCTTAATCTTCAAGAAAGAGTATTGGAATTAGAAAATCAAATTGAAAGGATTACAAATGGCTAATTGCATATATTGTTTGTCGGAGTTTATTGATGAGCGATATGAAGCAGGTTATGAATACTGCTTAGATGATAAATGCCAAAAGATTGGGCTTGATGTTTCAGAACGGGAATTTAGAAAGATTTATACTCCTGCTTTGCTTCACAAATCTAATTACTTTTGGGTAAAGAAAACAGAATTAAAAACACTAAATGTAAGAGCCGACCTATTAGGATAGAAAGAGGAATTGAAATGTTTTGGTTTGAAGAAAACGAAAAAAGAAATAATCACCCTGCAATGAAAAATGCAAATAAACTTACTCGTGAAAATCATGAGAAAGTTGCAATTTACGATTGGGCATTGGATCTGGATTTGAATCCAGATTGGAAAACATGGCAGAATGAAATGAATGATTACTTCGGTAATTCAGGATGGAATAGGTAATGGATACAATTATCTTAACAAAAAACGATTGGGTTGAATGTGACGGTTGTGGTGAAAAAATCGCTCCCGTATTCTGGAATAGAACATTTAATAAAGAAACAAAAACATATTCAAATGATGAGACTATGGAATTTACTTTTGAAGGTAGAGAGCCTGACCTTATTGTAGAACAAATAAGTCAAGGTTTGACTTTTGAATTGTGTGGTGGTTATGGTGAGTTTTTTGATTGCATGTCAGAAGATGATGTAATTAAAATAACTGCTTGCCATGAATGTATGATAAAAATGTTCAATTTATTTTATAGTAAAACTAAGCATTTGCGTGGTCTTCATCCTTCGGATAAGAATGGCGATATGTGTTGTGAATGGGGTTGGTAATGGATTATCAATGTCAAGAATGTTTTGAATATTTTGAAGAAGGTGTTATGCCTTGCCCTATTTGTGGAAGTGAAGTTGTGATTCCAGTTGATTTTATTAGTTCTCAAACTGATTGGGATGATGGTTACTAAATGGATCACATTTTGCTTTTAGCAATGCTTTTATTGATATTCACAATTTTAATTAAGGATAAATTATGAAAAAGAAAAAAGTTAAGATACTGGAATGGGTCAAAGTAAAATCTGAACCTCAGTATTATTGGACTAAAGAAAATGGTTGGAACAATAAAAAAGATATGCCAGAAGAGTATTGGAAAATAGTAGAAATAGGAGAGGAATAACATGTTAGATTATTTAAATTTAGGACCAACACCTACAAATGAAGATTGTGCTCAAGTTGGTAGTCCTGATTTTGAAAAAAGAGCAAATAGGCAATTGGATGCATATAAAGCTCAACTTGAGCGTATGTTTCCAGGATTAGAAACGCATAAGAGTATGGAATTTAAAAAGATGTGGTTTCCACATGATTTTGGTTCATATGGTGAAATTGTAATTGTTTATGATGCTGACAATGAATTGGAAGCAGCAACGGCAATTGAAATTGAATGGAATACCCCAACTCATTGGGATCAAGAAGCAATTGAGGAATTGTTCAATGTATTACGAAACATTTGAAGCAAAATGTTGTTGGTGCGGTGAAGAGTACTATGAATGCTTTAAGTTAGAAGAAAATAAATATTTGTGTTCCATTTGCCTATCTTATGGAATTGATGAATCTAAAATCAAAGAACAGGAAAATAAAAAATGAGTAAATGTAAAGTATGCAATACAACAGAAAATATTATTTATAGTGGAGTTGACGCTTTTATGTTGGGTCAAGAAACTACAGAAAATATTTGTTATCCATGTGCAAATGAACAATATACAAATCAAACAAGCAATAAGGAGCTAGTAAAATGAAAAAAGTAAATGACGATACACTAAAGATTCTATCAGAATATATCCATGATGCAGTTGATATTGATTTTGATATGGGTCAAGCAATAGCATATGGTGTTATGGTAAATAACAATTTGACTGTGCAAATAGAACAAATTGCATCTGATGGTGATATTTACGATATGCTTTATGATAATCCAGCACTTGTTGCTCAAGTAAAAAATTATGATTTTATTACTATTGCGACAACTGGTTGGGCTGCACCTATTACTGATGATACAGATACTGATAATGAAATAGCTCCATCTAAGCATCCAAAAAGGCGTAGAGTTCGTCTTTTAGTTTCGGCTAATACCCATCTTCAATTTGCAAGTTCTATTTCATTTAGTGATGATTTAGAGAATCCAGTTTATGATTACGGTGACGCTAGAGGTCAGCTTGCAGAAGCAGTTAAGGAATTGATGATTGCAGGAATTGAGGTTCAATGAGCGATTTTGTTTCAGATATTGAAAAGTATGCAAAAATGGCAACTGAAAAACCCCAGGATTTTGGATACTGGGGTAATTCAGATATGTTTGATACTTGGGGTTTCACTAATATTGATCAGAATAGAGATTCTGATCCATTAGAAAAAGCAAACTTCAAATATATTACTGAAGAGTTGATGGGTCTTTTCCCTGAAGATTATAGAATTGAAACTTATAATCATTGGGCTGTAGGTTCAGTTGACAGATTAGTTTGTCGTGTCTATGAAGATGATACAGATAAAAAAGTTATTGCATCTTCATTCTTTTTAGCAATGGAATGGTTAGACAAATTAAATGACTATCCAGTTGCTGATGAAGAAACATATAACAAAATGATTGATGATGACAATATTGACAGCATTGATTTTTGGAATTACCTTAATCCTGGCTATGTAGATATTGATAATAATCCAGATTGGGCTTCTGAAGTTTATCATGAATTAGACATAAATATGGGTGTTGATGTCAGATATTCAGGCTTTAAAGATAATGATATCTTAATGGCAATTTATCAGCTTCAGATTTGGAGTCCAGAATTGTTTATGGAATGGTATGCATTTTGTGATCAAAATGGATTAGAACGACCTCCATTTACAGCTAATGAAATATCTAAGTATGACAAATCACAACCAGTATTGGAGTTTGAATGATAGTAACAGTAACAAATCTTAATTCATCAATGCTTGATGAGTTGAGATATGAAAGAGATAACAATAATATGTATGGTGAATTAACAGCCATATTTAAATCTTTGGATACATATTATTATGAGCAAATATATGTTGATGATTTTAATAAGTTAATAAATACTCCAGGAACAACTCCTGGAAAACAATTCAAAGCAATTATTGAATCAAAATATACACATTACAAAAAGACATATAAGGGAGAAGAATAATGCCAAATCATTGTAATAATAAATTAGGTATTACTGGGTCAACTGAAGATATTGAAATCTTTATTAAAACAGTTGAAAACAACGGTTCAGATAAAGAAGATAATCCATATGAATTATTTGCAAATATATTGCCAA